AATTATTAGACATTCGCTAATCTCCAAAATTAATTTTCTGTAATTTGTCCGCCATCTTTCATAAATGACTGTTTTTCTGGTGGCGCTAATTGTTCAAAGCTTTGACGTGACATCGCTTTGCCAACCCCTTGTCCGCCTTGACCTGAAAAACCACCACCACCTGCTTGTGAACCTTTTAAAATGGAATCTTTGTGTTGGTATCCACCAATTAAGATTTCTAAAGCCTCATCAAAAGCAGCTTCATCACCATGATTTGTGCGGGAATAAATTTTTTGACCTTTGCTGTCATATGCGACAGGTTTGCCATCTTCGACCTTAAAGCTTTGGCCAAACATGGCTTGAACCATATCAATAGGAACAGCAACTTTTTCTTGAATAAACTTAGAACGAGCAAATCCACCACCGATCAATTCATTATGTAATTGCTGCTGAAATGCATCACGTTCAGTTGTGATTTGACCAAGTTGTGTTTCATAAGTTTGTTTTACTGAATCAATTGCTTCAGTTCGTACCCGTTCTGCTTCACCTGCATCAATTAACTTTTTATCATCAAAGTTTTTGATGGTATTTAGAGCATTTCGGGCTTTTTCTGCATCTAAACCTTCAAATGTTTTTAAACTCGCTTCCGCTTGTTCTTTGGCAATTCGATGATTTTTTGCTTCTGATCCGAGTTCATTAATTTTTGCAATCGCATGTGGTGCATCAAAGGCAATCTCTGTTCCATCTTCATGGAGGTATAAAGGTTTACCTTCTTCATTCACTTCTGCGTAGGTCTTATTTTCGATTTGAATCGTTTTGAGTTTCATAGGTTTCCACCATTTTTAATTAAGCTTCCGCTCGTTTCACCAATCGTTTCCACTTTTGGCAGGCAATAAAAAAGCACCCTTTTGGGTGCTTGTATTAAAATGAATATGCTATTGGGTTTCTTGAGGGCCAAACTCTTTTTCACAAAGTTCTTTCAGATCATTCCAATATTTAACAGCATTCGGACCATCAAAAGTTAGATATTTCTCTCCTGAGGCCTCTACATCTTTAGTATGAATAATTTGATCAGGTGTAATCCCAAATTTTTCGAGCATTATCTTTTCAAACCGGAGTCTTTCAAGCTCTAGATCTTCTTCCATTAGCTTTTCTCTCTTTTATATTTAAGCCCAAGTTTTTGTGCAGTCAACATCCACAATTGATGTTCTAACTCAGATTGTGCATATCTTGAATTAATCCTATCACTATTAATCATATTTCTTGTTAAATCTAGTGCTTTCGGATTTAACTCTTTTAATGCTTGTCTAATTTCACTCTCACTTGGCCATAATTTATTAGATTCACCTTTAGACATAATAAAGCGCATATGCTCAGTAACAGCTCTAACTTCAGCTAAGTTTAATTCAGCTGCAGTAATAATATCATCAACAGAGAAATTAGAGCCACCTGGGTGATTGTGTGTGAATGTTGTTCCGACTACCTTACCCCATAGCTCACTAGGGACGTTAACTTTATTAATGTCTCCTGATAATGGATAAGATTTTTCACCATCATTGCTAATAAATATCCCATACTCCTTTCTGCTTTCTCTAAATTCTTCCTCAAAAGCAACAGCTTTCTTTCTCGCAGGTGTTGAAACGTCAGGCTTTTGTGTTTTGTTAGGTAAATCATAAAAACTTGGTTCATTTTGAGGCTGTTTAAAACTCTTGCCAGTTTTTGAAAATTTGAACACTGACTCAAAGCCTTTTTCATCCAACTTGCGCAATTCATCTAAAGTGAATTTTTGACCAGACAGTGGATCAACAAACTTATCAATTGGAAATCCACCCTCTTTATAGAGTTTGTATTTAACAGGACCTAACCATTCTTTTTGAAAAGACTCATCTTGCCGATTAAACCAATCTTTATAGGTCGTATTCGCATCAACTTGGCCAATCTTTCCATCTCGCTGATCCTTGGGAATATTTTTAACTGAGCGTTTATCTGCAACAAAAGGTCTCAAACCCTCCAACGTTCCATCTTTCTCACATCCGACCTGAACAGTTCTACAACGGCGGTGATAAGGAGGTTTTTGATGGCCAACGCCAACCAATTGGACACGACCATCTTTTACAGCACATCCAAAACTTGTTCGACCATCTAAAGTTGCGACATCTCTTGTATATTCAAATCCTAAAGCCAACCACGTCTGCAAATAAACATCATTGCTTAAATGTGCTCGGGCTGTACGCACTTCAGCATCAATTGCATTTCGTGATTGATTAAGCAATCCATCTGCATAATTTAGCTTTTTAGTACCTTTTATTCTTTGAATAATTTGTTGATTTGTCTGACCTAAATTCACACCATCACGAATAACATATTCAGCTTTCTTTCGAATACTCTCAGCAACGGTAGGGAAAATATAATCTAATAATTGACCACCTGCATAAGGAGTTTTCTTTGATTTTTTGAGTAAATCAGCTCCATTAATCTTGGGTACTTTTTTACCAGCCAACTTATAAATATATGCCGATTCATACGAAGCCAAAGCAATCATCGAAATATCAAGAATTTCAGGAAGAACAGTAGAAATTGACTGCTGCCATCCTGCCATAACTCCCTGAATTTCTTTCAATGACGAAGTAGAGTATTTAGCACTAGCTAAACTAGTCTTCTCAGCTTCATTTAAATCATCGAGCAAGTCGCGAAGCTTATTTAACGCTTGGATAGATAAAACATCGAAACTTTTTAAGATTTCATTGACCGAGGTAGAGGAAAGACGTTGAAGATAAGAATTATGTTGATTTAAGGCATCAAGTATTGCTTGCTCTATCAGTTGATCTTTCATCATCTACACCTTGATATGGCTGATAACCAGCTAATGGCTTACTCATCCGATATTCTTCAATCTTCTTCTCAATTTCTTCCCATTTTGCATCTGAGAATGTTCCAGTTTGCTCATATTGATAAAGAATTTCAGGAGGCAAAAGATCACCTTGGACCATCTCTAAAATCAGTTTTGAACGTTCAACACTGTATTTTTGCTTGTTAAAATCTTGAGAAATAACATAGGTCAGCTCATCTGGCTTTATATCGTGATTAGGCAATGCAAATTTGGCACACCAACGTAACGCCATTTGTAATGCTTCGCTGATATTAGATACTGCCAGTGAAACAACCGAATGCTGTAAAGAGTCCTCATTATCTGCTTGTGTAGCAGTTTTATTAGCAGAACCCACCTCAATTAAGCGAGCACCCATTTCTTTCATTTGTACCCATTTATCTGTCATTAATTGCTTGGCCAAGTTATTTTCACTCGCTTGTGAAATTTCAACTTTTGTTGGAAATCCATTGCGAGCACCAATCGCTAACTTGTCCTTTTTAATGATTTCATATTGATCAGGGGTAATATTCGGCATAGAAACTATGGGCTGCCCAACAATAAATCCTGATTCTTCAACATCTGCAGAATTACGATAATGAGCAAGGTTTAAATCAGCCAACTCAAGCAACGGCGGATTATTAATTTCGTCTGTATTATCTATCGCACCACAAAATGTAAATGGAATATAGTTCCAATGCTTACCGTGATAATCCGTAGGGTAATAAAGCGGTCCAGCTTCAAAAATTTGTTTTTCATTCCGCTCATAAAGCTGTACTGAATAAACAAAATCATCCTGACCTTTGTGTAATCTCAAAACACGGTACTGGGTATCACTTGTACGACCAAACCCATCATCATCAAGCTTTGAAATATTCTCTTCAATCACGACCAAAGATAGTTTTTTCTGATTTCCCACAATGATGAAATCCCAATTAATAACGGATTGGGCTTTCAATGTGTGAATCATTGGGAATGCATTCTTTTGCTTATCTTCAGCCCTATTTCGACTAGGCTCAACTTGAGGGAAATCGACATAAATACCACAACGATAATGCTTAAAAATCAATCGCAGCATTTGTTGTGAACTTTGATAAATAGATCGTCCTGCGCCATCTGCATTTCGCTCTAAATACTCAAGCTCATCTGGTCTTTTAAAATCAGGTAACTTATTAAATGCTGAGCCAATATGACTAATTAAAGTTCGACCAGTCGCACCATAGAAAACCGCTCGATCTAAATACTCTTTATAACGATCTTCATCCCCATCACCAAAAGTGACAGGCACTGGTAAATATGTTTTACCCTTTTTCTTAATTGCATCCTGACCATCACAAACATCATCAACTTTATTCCAGGTATCGATGTTTTTAATATATTCAGGATGCTTTGAAGTTACACCTGTCATCTTCTTCTTCCAAAAATTGGTATATCGAGAGTTGTTACTGGTTTTGGTTTATTCATCGCTACACCAAACATACGGAATGCATCGGCACCATGAGACGTATGATCATGCAGAGGTTTATCTTTCCAACACCCTTTTTTGTCATCCCACTCTTTACGATAGTTTTCTAAATGAGAAATACCTTCTTCACATTTGGCCTCATCAAACTCACAGTATTTAAGGATCTCACGAGTCTGTTCTATACCATCCATCACACCTATGCTTTCCACTACCTCAAATCGAACAGAATAGATTTCACCATCGATTTCATAACCTTCTTTAGCGATATCTAGACGAGATTTAGCATCACCTGTTAAAGAACGGTTTTTGATGTCGTGTGGTGCGTAGTGTTTTGAATATGTGTAGCCTTTATCTTTCAACACTTTAAAATAATGTCTTAAGCCTTCACCCGAGTTTTCGTAATAATCAATGATTTGATAACATTCATCAGAAATTTTCCTGATAAACCAAATTGCCATTGAGTCTGAAACGCCTAAATCCCAAAAGGTCATTACTGGCAAATGATCATTACTTGGTAATTCGCCTACTCGACCATTTGCATATAAGAATTTGAATTGCTTCTTGTAATACGCGCCTTCAACTGATTGCTGAAATGCTTCTTCAGGAATACTCGGATATTCTCGTTTAATATCATCACCCAAAGTCTTTTCTTTGGATGCATACCATGACTGTTGTTCAGGTGTAGTGTGAATATTGTGCTTAACTTTTAAATCTGAGAAGTATTCCCTTAATCGTTCCGATATCTCTGTTGCTGGGATTTGATATTCAGAGTTCTTCCACCATGAGAAGAAAAAGAATTTCCACTCTAATGGGTTTAAAGTTTTACCTTGAAGTTTTAACTTTTCAGCGTCTTGGCAATATTGATAGAAATAACCACTGCGTCCTTCTGCAGTACTTTCAAGAGTAATCCGACCACCAAGTGGAACAGCTTCAAATGCTCCAGTAACAATCTCTTTTGCTTTATCAGGATGCTTTGCACAAATCTTCCCAAATTCTGAAACATGCAAGCTGTATAGCGTTCCACCACGAAATGAAGTTGAAACAGTAACGGATCCACCTTTCTTGAATACGATTTCACTGGTTGTTTCTTTGATAACTTTATTCGCCTGCTTAACATCATCAGTTAAGCGGTCATAAGCATATTTGGTCTTATTACGAAATAGGCGCTCTGCATCTGGCAAAGTATGTGCGATCAAAGCGCAATGCTTGTGATGAAATAGAGCTAGATCTAACTGAATAATGCAAACTTCTGTAGTGAAACCAAGCTGACGAGCTTTAAGAATGACATTACGGTCATGCATACCATCAAAGTATTCTAGCTGCTCAGGTGTCATTTTAAATCTGACACATTTTCCGTTTTTATCTTCTACAAAATAAAGATTATTTAAGCGCCAGAACCGATTTTTAAGGAGTTCTCTTCGTTTATTTGAGAGCATTTTACCTCCTTAAAGATCTTCATCTCCTATCTCATCCATAACATCTGAAATAGTTTTAACTGTAACTAAGCCTGTAAGCTCAACTTTATCTTTGAATGCCCCAACACTTACATGTTTACCAATCAGTTCAAGATTCTTAACCTTATCAGGCCATTTGATTTTTTTAAGCCAGCCTGATTGCTCACGATCTTCTCCGAAGCCCTCAAATTGCTCAATATTTTCTATATTGGAAACATATTGACGCCAAATTAAAGGCCACTCACCAATTGGTTTGAAGTTGTAAGAGTCATCCATAATGTCTAAAACGTCCATTTGGTCTATCTCAACCAAACGCCTTAAAACATAATCCGCATCTACTTGGGTACGCTCCAATCTTTGAGCACTTAAATAAGCAACACGTTCTTGAACTTCATCACGTTCAAATGCTCTCCAAGAAGTACTCTTATCCGCATACCCTGCCAATTCACCAGCCTTGGCAATGTTTAAGCATTTTAAGTATTCTTGTGCTAACCGTTCACGGCGGTCATCTTGTAGTGGCTCACTCCCTTTCGCAAGCTCAATATCCTTCATAAATGAATCTCCCAATTGATTAACTTCAAATCAAAACTTATAATTATTAATGCAGGAGCAAGGACTTCCCGATGGCTTGAATATTCAATGCACAGGGTTCCTGCCGTTGGGTTTAATAGCAATTGCTAACCTGTTGCCAGAACCTGTAACCAGCCAGTGGGTAACCGAAAGAACGAAGGACGCCACCCTAAAAAGAATCACGGTAACTGTGAAGTCTTTATTAGAAGCCCAATTTATGGGCTTTTATTTTTTCTGCATTACTTTCCTAGCCCAATAAAAAACCTCCCGAAGGAGGTTATTAATATTTAATTAAGTGTTGGTTTCGGAATTGGTATCGAATTTGGAATAAGTTCTTGGTTTTTAAGAGTGAAACGTTTTGGACAACCTTTATTACCCCATTTAGTTACAATACCATTTTCGATTAAATACGTCATTACACAAAGTGGTGAGTTTGCTCCAATACCCCAATCCACTTCATAAGATATAATTTTTGAACCATTTGAAGCAGTATAGTTATAATCAGGTGGACCTAATTCACTCACTAAAGTGATTTCTGATTGCCCTACTCTTTTACTCATTTTATCGCTAATCGTGGCTACTCTATTACTACTCCCTGGTAAAGTTCCTGTTGGGGAGTTAACACAACCTGAGGCGAAAAAAGCAATACTTGTTAATAAAATTATAAATTTCATAATTATGTCGCTTATTATTAATCAAATTCTTTTTTACTTTATATTTTAGTCTGAACATTCTCAACTAAAAAATGTTTTTCTTTTTACAAAGTTCACGTAAGTGCTTGAATTTTGGTGTTGGTTTTTCATCCCACTTTCCTCTAGGCATTAAAAAACCCCTCGGAAGGGGTTTTAAGATTAATTAAGATATTCTTGTTCAGAGGGGATCAGGAACACAACAATCAACCTATAGTATTTTTTAACATTTATTCAATTTTGTGTTTACTACCTTGTAGAACAATTTAGTTCAAATTTACTATTTATTGAATTTATGTGGCATCAGTCACTTTCTCACCATAAAGAAATCTGATTATTCCTAAGCGTGTTGGCAGAAGATTTGTTTGATGATCTTCATTTATTAACCCAAAATGTCAAAGATTTTGGCAAATAAAAAGCCCGATTAATTTAGGCTTCTTAAATCTTCAATACAACTTTTCTCTTTTTCTTCCTTGTTACGTGCATCAACAGGATTCTTAACGCATTTACAATAATCGTAATACTTTTTCTTATCTAGCTCTTTAGGTGGGTCTATGCCCTGACATTCCGTTAGTACTGTCCCTAATCTAGGAAATTCTTTAGTCTTTTTATTTTCTGGAGGAATACTAGGTTTATAGATAATTATGAGTAGTGACACTATTATTGCTAAGAAAAATATATATTTCATACAATCAATAGCCTCTGTAATTCAAAATATTCATATCTGTTTATAAAGCAAACCTTGATATTAAATCAAGGCTTACTTAAGTCTAATCAATTGAAAATAAAATTAATATAGCAATTTAGATACCAAGTAGAGCTATAGCTAAAGCTGATTTCCAATTGAGTTTTGCAGTATTTACGCAGATTGTTGATTGCTTATTATTCAATAAAATATCAGTCCAAGTAGTGACAAAACTAATAACAAAGGCAGTACCAAAGCTTTCTTTCAAGCTACTAACGAAATTATTTTGACCAACTTTTCCTGTCAAAATGTCATGAACAAGATTAAAAGTAACAAACTCAGCTACTGACTGTAAACCGTCTGCAACACCTTGCACAATTGATGTGAAAATCCCTAAATTTTCAGTACATGTTCGAATCGCCACTAAGATATTATCAACGATTTCAGCTACTTCATCAGAAATTTGGTCATCACTAACGCTAATAGTATTACCATAAAGCTTCTTAATAATTGTCACATACATTTGACGTTCTTCGTTTGTCATAAGTTTTCTCCAGACATAAAAAAAGCCACCCTTATGAGGCGGCTATCAATTGATTTAGCCATTAGATTTTAATGGCACAAAAAAACATCCTTTTAAGGATGTTATACAATACGAAGTTTAGCTAAATTTTCTCTAAACTAAACTCGTACAGTATCTAGTAATACAATAAAGATAAATTTTAGTTATTAAACTTCTGCATTTTAAATCCATATTAAAAACAAAAAAGCCCACTAAAAAGTGAGCTTTTTTATAAAAATAGCTTGACCTAACCAGTAGGTTAACCTATAATATATTTAACAAGTCAAGAATGGCAGTTCAAGACTTGGAGGCGGTAACTAAGTTACCAAAACAACAACTCTCAGGAGCTTAGAAGATGAAATACTTAACAATCCTTCTTCTAGTTATCTTGGTAATGATTTCACAGTCAACTTACTAAGATAACGGCAACCTCGAAAGGGGTTGCTCTCCTGATTATAACTTAACTTAAAGGATAGTCAAAATGAATACAAATTCTCAAGACCGTACAAGCATACAAGCAAAAAGTGATGAAAAAAGAGGCGTAAAAGTTAAAGGGTTTAAACTCAAACTTGATGACATCGCATACATTGAACAAGTTGCCAATAAACATGACTTGAGTCATAACGAATTACTTATGCAAGCGATTCGTTTCTATGATGAAAACGTTGGCAAATAAAAAGCCCACTTTTGAGTGGGCTTAATGAGGATCTTGGCTTGGACTTGCACCAAACTAAAGGTTTCCACTCGGAATTTGTTTCTATGTTTCCACCAAGTATTTGTTTACCTGCTTTAACTGAATAAGCTACAAGATCAAAAAAATACCCACTAGATGGAACTAGTGGGTATATGAAATTTAAACTGTGTGGATTACCATAACTTCGTCCACTATAGCTGAAATATGCCATATATCGGTATACCAGTCAACACTAACTAATTTTTAAACGATTATCTCTTGAGTGAATAAAAAACCGACCACAATTAATCATCATGTGGGCGATTGGCTTGCTCTGATCAGTCATTAAAGCCACTGCACTAAGACTACGATTTTCAACCTTATGCTTAACTAAACACATCACTGCGTACTTTGCTTGATAATCAATTGAATTGGAGTTGAACACGCCTCTCAGCAATGCCTGTACCTGCTCTGCCTCAAAGTCACTAATTTCACAACGGATATAACACTTCGAGTTACGTGGGGTTTTATCTGCTTCACGAATCAACCAATAGATCTGGTTGACATGTAGACCATCAGGCAATTCACCGCCTTTCAAACGAGCGGTTTCACACCATGCACCAAATTGCTCAAGCCATCCATCAATTGTGTATTTAGACCAATCCATCACTCTCACCGCTACGTTCATTCCAAGCCCCTTAAACCTTACTCAAATCTAAAATTGTCATAGTTCCCCAATGCACCGCACCTGTATCAATGTAATAGCAGTTGTCACGCTTGAGTGGCTTTTGAGTGACCGTATGCCCCATGATGACCGCATCTACACCTGAAACATTGGTATATTGTTCACTGTCTGTATTTGCACGGGCACGTCCCCATATTGCCAATTCTACTGGTCCTCGAAATGGTGAAATTTCATATTCAAATGAGCTTTTAAATTCATTCCAGTCATTTTGTTCTATGTGTCCATGAACAAAACCATATTTACGCCCCTTGTGATTGATCTCTAGCACAACAGGCAATTTAGAAAAGGCTTTTGCAATGTTGTACATCGCTTGTCCATCTAGCTGATAAAACCACTCTCCACCATTTGAGATATGACGGCGCTTATATGATTCTTCTTGAATCCCACCTATACATAAATCCTCATGATTACCAAGAACAGACGTAAACCAAGGCTTTGACAGCAACTCAACACACTCAATGTTTTGATTTCCTCGATCCACCAAATCACCTACTGCAACCAACAAATCATTTTCAAAATCAAAACCAATTTCATTTAAACGATTCATCAGCAAGTTGTAGCATCCGTGAATATCACCGACAGCATAGAGCTTGCCTTTGATTTCTTTGTCCCAAATTTTGACTAAGCTCATACCATCCCCCAAATCAACATACCTGCATCACGCTGCTCTTGATTCGTTCTACCTTGCCAGCCAGTAATGCGATTAAATTCTTCTGAATTCTTTTTGGTTTTGGTTGGTCTTACTTCAACCACTGCTAAACCGAAAGATTTCGCCATTTCTACGAGTAATTTTCCTGTCGCATGGTTCTCACCTACTCTTTTGGAAATCTGCTCACTAACACGCTTAGAATGCCCACTTCGAAAGTTGGCTTTCTTGTTTTGCCACCCTGCTTCAATGACCACTTTGTTAATTTGATCTTGATAACTACGGAATAACTCAACAGTTTCAGCAAAGGTTAAATTCTTCAGCTCGAATGCCTGTCCTAAGACAGCTACTCCTGATTTTTCCAAGTCTGGATCGATGCCGATGATGAGTCTTTTAGGAATTTGCATTTTTATCCCCTAAATCAATTTGATGCTTAGTAAGTCGAGCGCCTTTATTTATATGTTGCTCGGCTTTGGTATGATGTTCTTCGTAATGGATACCCTTGAGAGCTTGATCTAAATCATCACATTTCACTATGTCACTGAAATATCCCTTCCTGTCATATACCAATGCAAATTTTTCATCTACCAACCTTTGTACTGCAATCAAGCGATTTTGCAGTTCATCAACCTCAGCCTGTCGGGATTGCCATGCCTCACTTTGATCTTGAACTTCATTGACCGCATAAAACCAAGTGCCATCATTATCTTGAAGTTTGTGTAAAAGAACTTTTGCTGATCTGTTTGGGTATTTTTTGACAATAAATTCTTCAAACTTATTCATGATCAATCACCTTCGTACTTGGAGAAATATGATTGCGGATGTCTGTTAGGTGGTCTGTGGTGTCATCAATGCGGTGACCTGCTTTGATTTCTTCGGGGGTTGCGTGGCGCCAGTAGTTCATGTACCACTGACCAATGTGCTGATCTTCAACAGTCTGAATACTGTAGTCCTCTGGAAAGAATGGTTGATTCTTAATAACAACCAAATCCCCCACCTTAAAGTCATGTTTTGTCAGGTTGTTTTTTGTTGTCATAGTGCCACCTTAAATAATTCTTTTGCTTTGTCTGACGGTACATAGCCTTTCGGGGAGCAGTTGTCCTTAATTAACCAGCCTGCCTCAGCCAATTCGCTCAAGTGGCGCTGAGATGATCTAGGACTCAATCCAACCAATTGGATTAAATCATTTGTACCAATCCGTCTTTTATTGTTGACTGCAAAACTTATGATTTGTGCATAAGTATTGAAGTGTTCAACATGTGATTTATTTCTCACCCCCCACCCCCTTGTCCCATTCGTTGATCACCCCAATTGCACTCAACTAGAGTTAAACCGCCCTGTTGGAATCTTGACCACAGACGATCACCCAAGTCTTCTTTGAGTTGTTTGAGAGTGAAATTTGATATCAGCATTGTTGATTTCATTGCGTCATAACGAGCGTACAAAACCTTATGAACAAGCTCTTT